ATGAGCCTTAAATCTTGGCGCTTCATCGCTCTGATCGCTTTGACGGTTTCCGTTACGCTAAGCGTGGCTGTCATTTGGATTGCTCTCGCTTTTGGTTCCAACCTACGGAAAATAAGTGAAGGCGCATCAGTCTGCTTGGCTGGGCAGCGCTCTTATGACAGCATTGCTGCAGCACAGATGATTGGTCGTCTGGATTTAGTCTCATTTTTGCTCACAGTTGGAGGGTTGCTGCTCGCGGTTTTCGCGTTCATGGGATTTTGGATGATACGGCGTGAAGCATTGGATGAGGCGGCTCGCGTCGCTGCGGATGAAGCTCGTCGTATTGCGCAAAATTATTACGCGGCGGCACCTGCAGCCAAAACAAATGGTGACAATTTTAATCCGTCGCCCCATATCGGAGGAGCTTCGGAGGTCCAGCCGTCTTTTGATCCTTCCAAAGTGAGTATTGCCGGCGCAGTTGAAGAAACGGGAGCGACAGATGCTAAATCTCAACGCCGCTCTCGACGTGGTTCGAGAGCATCAACGAAAAATTCCGGTTCAAACGGTTGATATTGCCAATGAACTTGGGATTAAAGTTTATAAGGTTCCGAACTGGCCATCTGATTTGTCTGGAATGGTGCGCAAAAATCCAGAGAGTCGTGGTGGTTTTGACATATTCGTAAATCAGGATCACCCGGAGGTGCGCCGTAGATTTACTATTGCTCATGAGATTGCTCACGTAATCCTTCACCCTCATTTGATAGGTGATGGAATTACGGATGATGCTCTTTTGAGGTCTGGATTGTCGAATTCCGTGGAAGCTCAAGCAAACCGTTTGGCAGCAGATATTTTGATGCCACGTGAGAAATTAAATGAGTTTATATCTAACGGTGTGACAAGCGTTGCGCAGTTAGCAAAGACTTTTAACGTGTCTGAGCAATCCATGGCAATTAGGCTTGGAGTTCCTCAGTAGTTTCATTTCTATTGCGGATAATTTCAGGGCGGTCCCATTGGGGCCGCCTTTTTTCGTTTTGGCAAGCGGGAGATGGTTATGACGGAAGTGGTGAGCGACGGGCTGGAGCGGGCGTTTGACGCTGTGCTTCAGGAGGAGCGGATCGCGGCGCTGGAGGCGCAGCTGGGGGCGATGCGGGTGCAGATGGGGCGGCCGGCGCTCGATGGGGTGAAGGGCGGCGAAGTCGATCCGGCGCGCGGCGCCTTTGTCGAGCGCTATCTGCGGCAGGGACTGGAAGCCGGGGTGGAGCTGAAGAGCTTTTCCGGCGCGACCGGGGCGGCGGGCGGCTATGCGGTGCCGCGCGAGATCGACCAGCTGATCGGGGCGACGCTGAAAGGCATTTCGCCGATCCGCAGTATCGCCAATGTCGTGCGGACCGGGACGGCGGGCTATCGCAAGCTGGTGAGCGCGGGCGGCATCGTGTCGGGCTGGGCGAGCGAGACCGGCGCGCGGGCCGAGACCGGCACGCCGAGCTTCAACGAGATCGCGCCGCCATCGGGTGAGCTTTACGCCAATCCGGCGGCGAGCCAGGCGATGCTGGACGATGCGCAATTCGATGTCGAGGGCTGGCTGGCGGGCGAGATTTCCCGCGAGTTCGCGGTGGCCGAGGGCGCGGCCTTCGTCAACGGCAATGGCACCAACAAGCCCAAGGGTTTCCTGACCTACACCACCACCAGCGAGGCGGACAGCGTGCGCGCGTTCGGATCGCTGCAATATGTGGCGTCGGGGGCGGCCGGGGGCTTTGCCGCGTCGAACCCGCAGGATAAGCTCATTGACCTGGTCCAGAGCCTGCGCGCGCCCTATCGCCAGGGGGCGAGCTTCGTGATGAACAGCGCCACGCTGGCGGCGATCCGCAAGATGAAGACCAGCGATGGCGCCTTCATCTGGCAGCCGGGGCTGGCGGCCGGGCAGCCGGCGACTTTGCTCGGCTATCCGGTGGTCGAGGCGGAGGACATGCCCGATATCGCCGCGAACAGCCTGTCGATCGCCTTCGGCAATTTCCAGGCCGGCTATGTCATCGCCGAACGCAGCGACACCAGCATCCTGCGCGATCCGTTCAGCAACAAGCCGTTCGTCCATTTCTACGCGGTCAAGCGGATCGGCGGCGCGGTGGCGAACAGCGAGGCGATCAAGCTGATGAAGTTCGCTGCCTCGTAAACGAGCCGGCGGCAAGCTCATGAAGTTCGCTGCCTCGTAACGGGTGGGAGGGGGGAGGGCGTGTGCCTTCCCCCATTTTGCATTTGAGGGCTGTTGTTTGGGGGGAGGGCGCAGATGCTGACGGAAACGGAGAGCGACGCGGGGCTGGCGGCGTCGATGGCGGAGCTGAAAGCCTATCTGAGGATCGAGAGCGATGGCGAGGATGCGGTGCTGGCGGGATTGCTGCGGAGCGCGGCGGCACTGTGCGAGCAATTTGTCGGCCAGTGGCTGATCCGGCGCGGCGCGCGCGAGACGGTGCCGGCGGACGGGCGCTGGCACAGGCTGGCGGCGCGGCCGGTGGTGGCGATCGGTGCGGTTGCGGCGGTGGACGATGCGGGGGCAGTCACGCCGCTGCCGGTCGAGGCCTATGCGATCGACATCGATGCGTCGGGCGATGGCTGGGTGCGGGCGGTGCGGCCGGGGGACCGGCTGGCGGTGGACTATCAGGCGGGGATGGCGACGGACCTGAATGGCGTGGCCGAACCGCTGCGCCAGGGGATCATGCGGCTGGCGGCCGAGCATTTCGTCGCGCGCGGTGACGAGGGCGCAGCGCCGCCGGCCGTCGTGAGCGCGCTGTGGCGGCCGTGGCGGCGGATGCGCCTCTCATGACCGGCGATGTCATGCGGGTGACACTGACGCGGCGGATGGAGGAAAGGGCGGCGCGGCGGCGGGCGGCGATCGTCGATGCGCTGGAGGAACAGGGCGTGGCGGCGGCGATCGAGGGCGAGGCGGTGCGGGCGTACGCGCCGGGGCTGAAGGCGCGCTGGATGGCGGACCTCAGCCTGCGGGAGGCGGGAAGGAGCAGGACATGAGCGCGGAGGTGGCGATACGCAGCGCGGTGATCGCGGCGCTGAAGGCCGACAGCGGCCTGATGGACCGGCTGAACGGCCTGTTCGACGGCGCGCCGGTGCGGGCGAGCGCGCCCTATGGCGTGGTCGGCGAATGCCTGGGCAGCGACTGGGGCGCGAAGGATGTCGAGGGGCGCGAGCTGCGCCTGTCGATCAGCCTGCATGACATGGCGGAGACGGCCGGGCGGCTGGGCGAATTGCTGGCGCGGATCGACCCGGTCATCCGCCTGGCGCAGGCGAGCGGTTGGCGGATCGTCACCGCCAGCCTGTTGCGGTCGCGGATCGCCCGGACGGGCGTGCGCGGCGAAGGCGGCTGGCTGGCGGTGGCGGATTACCGCATTCGCGTGGTGCGCGAGGCTATCGGCGCCTGATCAGGTGCCGGGCTTATTATATTCCTCATATTCGCCGATGATCTTGTCGACATATTCGGACACCTGATCGTCGGCATCGGCCTGCGCATCCTTGTCCGACATGCCGTCGGCCTTGTCCTGCGCGAGGATCGCGGCGCGGAAGGCCGCTTCCTTGTCGGCGCAGGTCGTCTTCAACTGACCCTGAAATTCGCCGAGCGGCACCTTCTTGTCGAGCGAGGGCTGGACCTGGGCCGAGAGGCAGCCGGCAAAAGCCTTGCGGGCGGCGCCGATGGCGTCGGCCGACGGCGCGGCCGCGAGCATCATCAGAAGGGGAGCAACCACGAGCATCAGACCTCTCCTTTAATCCGCGTTTTAGAACGCTTTGTCTGACGGGAGAATGCGCCATGGGCGTCGAAAAAGGAAGTGCGTTTCTGTTGAAGGTGGGAAATGGCAACGTCCCGGCAACATATGAGACGGTGGCCGGCATGCGCACCACCCAGCTGTCGGTGAATGGCGAGGCGGTCAACATCACCAGCAAGGATTCGGGCGGATGGCGCGAGCTGCTGTCGGGCGCGGGGGTGCGATCGGTCAGCGTGTCGGCGGCCGGCATCTTCACCGGATCGGCGGCCGAAATCCGGGTGCGCAACCATGCGCTGGCGGGCACGATCGAAGATTATGAGCTGAGTTTCGAGAGTGGCGAGCGGATGCGCGGCCGCTTCCTGGTGACGCGGCTCGACTATGCCGGCGACTATAATGGCGAGCGCAACTATGCGCTGAGCCTGGAAAGCAGCGGCGCGGTGGTGAGCGAATGAGCGGCGGGGCGGTGAACCCCGTGCGGGGGGAAGCGGCGCTGGACCTGGGCGGCGAGACGTTGGCGCTGCGGCCGAGCTTTGCCGCTTTGGTGGCGGCGGAGGAGGAGCTGGGGCCGCTGTTCGCGCTGGTCGAGCGGGCGGCGGACGGGAAGCTGACGCTGGCCGAACTGGTCGGGCTGTTCTGGCATTGTCTGGTTGAGCGCGAGGCGCTGAGCCGGGAGGCGCTGGGCGAGGCGCTGCTGGCGGCGGGCCTCGCGCGGGCGACGCCGGTGCTGAAGGCGATATTGCAACAGATATTGGCGGGGCGATGACGCGCTTTGCGGAAGGGGCGGGGCGGCTGGCGGGGATCGCCGGCTGGCTGCTGGGGTGGCGGCCGGACGAGTTCTGGCGCGCCACCCCGGCGGAACTGCGCGCCGTGCTGGCGGCGATGCGCGGCGATGACGCGCCGGTCGACGGGGTGGATGCGGGCGCGCTGACGCGGCTGATGCAGGCGATGCCGGACTGACCAGATCAGAAAAAGGGGAGCGCCATGGACGAGGACATCGAGACATTGGTGGTGCGGGTGCGGGCCGATACGCAGGGGCTGGCGCGCGATGTCGAGGCGATGCGGGCGGGGCTGGAAGGGCCGCTGGGCGATGGCGCCGACCGGGCGGGGCGGCGGATCGAGCAGGGGCTGTTGCGGGCGGTGCGCACCGGCAGGTTCGGCTTCGAGGATCTGCGGCGGATCGCTTTGTCGGTGCTGGACGAGATTGCGGCGAGTTCGCTGCGGTCGGCCGTGAGTGGCGGCGGTGGCAGCGGAGGCGGGCTGGTGCAACTGGGCGCGTCGCTGCTGACCAGTGCGCTGGGTCTGCCGGGGCGGGCGACCGGCGGGCCGGTGGCGCCGGGACGCGCCTATATGGTGGGCGAGCGCGGGCCGGAACTCTTCGTGCCGACGGCGAGCGGCCAGGTTGTGCCGGGCGGTGGCGGCGGGCGCGACGTGCGGGTGAACATCGCGGTGCAGGGGCGCGGGAACGAGAGCGAGGCGCGGCTGCTGGCGCGGAGCGCGCGGCAGGTTGCGCGGGCGGTGCGGGGGGCGCTGCAATGAGCGGGATCGATTATTGGCTGGCCGATGGTCGGCGGGGGCAGGAGAGCCGCTTCATCAAGCGGTTCGATCCGATGTGGTGGACGGTGAATTTTCCCCGGCCGATGATGGCGAGCGTGGTGACGACCGGGCCAGACGCCCCTTCGACAGGCTCAGGACAGGGCCTGCGGGTGGATGCGGTCTTCTATGGCTCCGGCGATCTGGCGGGGCTGATCTGGGACGCGGCGGACCAGTGGAGCCATCCGCTGCTGGCCTATGAGACGGCGCGGGATTTCCGCCAGTGCGTGCTGCGTTTCCGCTGGCGCAGTGGCGGACTGCGGCGGCTGGACGAGACGCACGGGCCGACGCTGACGATCGAGGGGCGCGACGCCGATGGTGCCCCGCGCGCCTGGTATGTGCGGCTGTGGAACTATGCCAGCGGCGGGCCGGAAGATGCCGAGATCGTGCTGGATTTTGCCGCGCTGGAGGGCGGGTTCCGCTTGCCCGACGATAGCGATCCGGTCTGGGCCGGCGATGTCGACCGGATGTTCATATCGCTGGTGCCGCCCGCTTATGATGCGGGCGATACCGGCTTTGTCGTGCCGGTCGAGGGCTGGGTGGAACTGAGCGACATCGTCTGCGACGGGGCGGGATCGGTGCTGGCGGTGGGTGACGTCATGCTGCCGGAACATGGGCTCAGCATGGCGACCGGCTATGACGACAGCTTCAACCAGACGCCCGAGCGGGTGGTCGCGGCGATCCATGCGTTGGGCTATCGCGGCGCGATCAACCATTATGTCGGGATGAGCCATTATTTCCGGCTCGAACGGCTGGGCGGGGGGCTTTATGTCAGCCTGGCCGGCGGGGTGCTCAATGTCCCCTGTGCCGCCTGGCATGCGGACTTTGCGCGGCGGGCCAAGGCGATGGGGCTGGGGATCATCTGGTCGCTATCCTATGAATTGTTCGACGCCCATTGCTGGAACGACTGGAAACAGCGGGCGGAAAATGGCGACCCGGCGCTGACCGGCTGGTCGCCGCCATCGACCCTGCTGTCGCCGGCCCATGGCGGGGCGATGGGCTATTTGCAGGCGGTGGCGGGCGCCTTTGTTTCCATTGCCTTGAACGCAGGGATTCCGATCCTGTTTCAGGTCGGCGAACCCTGGTGGTGGGTGATGCCGGCGGATGGGCGGATCTGCATTTATGACGATGCGGCGCGGGGGGCGCTGGGCGGGAGCCCGGTGTCGATTGCGGATGTGCGCGGCCCGCTGAGCGCGGCGCAATGCGACCTGCTGGATGAGGCGGGGGCGCTGCTGGCGGCATCGACGGCGGCGCTGTGCGCGGCGGTCCGGGCATTGGCGCCGGACGCGGTAACACATCTTCTGGCCTATCTGCCGACCGTGCTGGACCCGCTGGCGCCCGAGGCGAAGCGGGCGAACATGCCGGTCGGCTGGGCAGCGCCAGCGTTCGATGTGCTGCAACTGGAAGATTATGACTGGGTGACGGAGCGGCGGCCGAGGCTGACCGGGCTGGGCATCGAGATGGCGACCGCGCGGCTGGGCTATCCGGTTGAGCAGCAGCATTATTTTTCCGGCTTCGTGCTGTTGCCCGAGCAGGCCGACCAGTGGCGCGCGATCGCGGCGGCGGCGCAGGCGTCGGTCGGGCGCGGCACGGCGGCGACCTATATCTGGGCGCTGCCTCAGGTCGCGCGCGACGGCTTTACCTGTTTCAGACTGGATGGGGAGGATGCGATGCAGGCCTTTGACGATGTGCGCTTTCCGATCGGGATCGGGCGGGAGGCGAGCGTGGCGCCGGCCTTTTCGACGCAGGTGGCCGAAAGCCCGTCGGGGCATGAGCGGCGCAGCAGCGACTGGGTCGACGCCCGCCTGTCCTTCGACGCCGGGCCGGGGGTGCGCTCCGACGCGGACATTGCCGACCTGATCGCCTTCTTCCGGGCAAGGCGCGGCGCTGCGCGCGGCTTTCGCTTCACCGATCCCTATGACGACCGGAGCGGGCCGCCGGGCATGGCGCCGGGGCCGCTGGACCAGCGGCTGGGCAGCGGCGACGGGGTGACGACCGATTTTCCGTTGATGCGTCATTATGGCGGCGGCGCGGATGCGCAGGCACGGCGCATCACCCGGCCGGTGGCGGGCACGATCCGGGTGGCGATCGACGGGGTGGAGCAGGCCGATGGCTGGCAGCATGTCGGGCTGGGGGTGATCGCGTTCGATGCGGCGCCGGGCGAAGGCGCGCTGATCACCGCCGGCTATCGTTTCGACGTGCCGGTGCGCTTTGCCGAGGATCGGCTGGAGATTAATCGGGCGACCTTCGCTGCCGGGGAAGCAGTGTCGGTGCCGCTGGTGGAGATACGCGAATGAGCGGGGGACTGGAGGAGGCGCTTTGCACGCTGGCCTTTTGCTGGCGGCTGGAACGGCGCGACGGGGTGGCGATCGGCCTGACGAGCCATGACCGCGACCTGGAGATTGACGGGCTGCGCTATCGCGCGGCGCCGGGCATGACGCCATCTGCGATCCGCAGCAGCATCGGGCTGGAAGGCAGCGACAGCGATGTCGCCGGCGCGCTGGTGGCCGATGCGATAAACGAGGCGGACCTGATGGCCGGGCGCTGGGACGGGGCGGCGCTGGAATTGCGGCTGACCCAGTGGGAGGCGCCGGGGGTGCTGTGGCGCCTGCTGGCACACGGGACGATCGGCGCGGTGGCGCGCAAGGGCGGCACGTTCAGCGCCGAACTGGTGGGCGCGGCGGCGGCGATGCTGGCCGAGCCGGTGGCGCCATCGACATCGCCCGATTGCCGCGCGACGCTGGGCGACCGGCAATGCCGGGTGGCGATGGCCGGGCGGCGGCAGATCGTGGCGGTGACGGGCGTGGCGGACATGGTGCTGGATGCGGCCGGGCTGGCGGCGGGCATCTATGCCTATGGCATGATCCGCTGGCTGACCGGCGCCAATGCCGGGATCGTCCAGGCGGTGGTCGACAATGATGAAGGTGCACTGCGGCTGGCCGATCCGCCGCCCTTTGGCGTGGAGCCGGGGACGCTGGCGCTGCTGACGCAGGGGTGCGACCGGCAATTGACGAGCTGCGCGGCGCGCTTTGGCAATGCGGTCAATTTTCGCGGCGAGCCCTATCTGCCGGGCACCGACCTGTTGACCCGCTATCCCGGCGGATGAGCGGGCCAAGGAGCGGAGCAGCGATCGCGGCGGCGGCGCGGGCGCTGGTGGGCGTGCCGTTCCGGCTGCAGGGGCGGGATCCGGCGCTGGGGCTGGACTGTGTCGGGCTGGTCGGGGCGGCGATGCGGGCAGCGGGATACGCACCCATGATGCCGGGCGATTATGGGCTGCGCTTTGGCGATGACCGGCGGGCGGACGACTGGGCGCGGGCGGCGGGTTTGCGGCCGGTGAAGGCCGGGGCGGCGGGCGACATGATGCTGGTGCGGCCGGGCGCGCTGCACCGACATCTGCTGATCCTGGTGCCGGGCGGCTTCGTCCATGCCCATGCCGGGTTGCGGCGGGTGGTGGAGACGCCGGGCGCGCCGCCCTGGCCGGTGCTGCGCATCTGGCGGGCGTGAAGGGGAGGGAGAGCTATGGCGACGATGGTGCTGACCGCGGTGGGGACGGCGCTGGGCGGGCCGATCGGCGGTGCGATCGGCGGGCTGATCGGCAATGTGCTGGACCGGGAAGTGCTGTTCAAGGCGAAGGGGCGGGAAGGCGCGCGGCTGAGCGACCTGCAATTGCAGACGTCGAGCTATGGCACGCAGATGCCCCGGCTGTTTGGCAGGATGCGGGTGGCGGGCACGGTGATCTGGGCGACCGACCTGCGCGAGGTCCGCACGAAAAGCGGCGGTGGCAAGGGGCAGGGGAGCAGCACGAGCTACAGCTATTCGGCGAGTTTTGCGGTCGCGCTGTCGGCACGGGGCGTGCGATCGATCGGGCGGGTCTGGGCCGACGGCAATCTGCTGCGCGGGGCGGCGGGCGATTTCAAGACGCAGGTGGGTGCGTTCCGCCTGCATGACGGGGGCGAGGATCAGGCGCCCGACCCGCTGATCGCGTCGGCGCAAGGGCCGGGCATGACGCCGGCGCATCGCGGCATCGCCTATGTGGTGTTCGAGGATCTGCTGCTGTCCGATTATGGCAATCGCATTCCATCGCTAACCTTCGAGGTGGAGGCGGATGCGGGCGCGGTGACGATCGATGCGATCGTCGGCGCGCTGAGCGAAGGGCAGATGAGGGGCGCGGCGGCCGAAGAGGTCGAGGGTTTTGCTGCGAGCGGCGCGGATCTGGGTGAGGCGATCGCGCCGCTGGTCGAGGCCTATGGGCTGGGGCTTTTCGGCGACGGGGCGCAACTGGTGGGGGAGGCCGGGCCGGCGGTGGCGCTGCTGGACCCGGCGACGCGGTGCCGCCGGATCAATGGCCGGGCGATCGATCCGGTCGAGCGATCCGGTGCGGGCGCGGACAGCACCCCGCTGGCGCTGTCGGTGCGGCATCATGATCCGGCGCGCGACTATCAGGCCGGGGTGCAGCGGGTGACGCGGCCGGGGCCGGGGCGGATCGAGCGCGGGATCGAACTGCCCGCGGTGCTGAGCGGCGGGGCGGCGCGGTTGCTGGCGCGGCAAAGGCTGGACGGCATCTGGGCCGGGCGCGACCGGATGACGGTGCGCGGCGACTGGCGGGCGCTGGAGCTGGAGCCGGGGATGATCGTGGCGCTGGCCGATGCGCCGGGGCTGTGGCGGATCGAGGAACGGGAATGGGAGGCGATGGCGGTGCGGCTGGCGCTGCGGCGGCTGGCGGGGACTGGCGTGAGCGCGCCGGGCAGCGTGTCGTCGGGCCAGATCGTGCGGCAGCTGGATGCGCCGCATGGCCCCACCCGCCTGATGCTGGCGGACCTGCCACGCCTGACCGACGGGGTGGCGAACGGGCCGCAACTGGTGGCGGCGGCGAGTGGCGGGCCGGGCTGGCGCAGCGCGGCGCTCTATGCGCTGGACGCGGGCGGGACCGCAGAGCCGATCGGGCGGACGGCGCCGCGCGCGGTGATGGGGCAGATCGACGCGGCCTTGCCGCCGGGCAGCACGCTGCTGCTCGACATGGTGAACAGCCTGTCGGTGACATTGCTGGCCGAGGATATGGAACTGGCGAGCGCGGACGGCGCGGCCTTGGCGCAGGGGCGCAATTTGTGCCTGGTGGGGCAGGAACTGATTCAGTTCGGCCGGGCAGTGCGGACCGGGCCGGCCAGCTATCGGCTGGAGGCACTGCGGCGCGGGCTGCGCGGCACGGAATGGGCGATGGCGGGGCAGGGTGCCGGCACGCCCTTCCTGCTGATCGAGGCGGACCGGCTGGTCGATCCGCTGGCGGTGGCGGGGATGGAGGGGGATATCGGCGCGGCGATGCACCTGCTGGCGATCGGCATCGGCGACTTGGAACCCGCGACGGCGGAAGTCATGATCGGCGGCGCGGCGCTGGTGCCGCCGGCGCCGGTGCATCTGAACGCGGCGCCGGACGGGGCAGGCGGATGGCGGATCGGCTGGACCCGGCGCAGCCGGGCGGGGTGGCGCTGGACCAGCGGTGGCGACGTGCCGCTGGCGGAGGAAAGCGAGCGCTATGAGCTGCGGGTGCTGGACGGGGCGCGGCTGGTGCGGCGGGCCGAGGTGGGGGAACCGGGCTGGACCTATGATGCGGCGATGATCGCGGCGGACGGGGTGAGCGGGCCGCTGACCATGGAGGTGCGGCAGGTCGGCACGCGGGCACTGGGGCGGCCGGGCGTGATCGAGATGGCGATGTAAGGAGGCGAGGATGATGAACGAGACGAGCGATCGCTGGGCGCTGCCGCTGCTCCATGCCGGGCAGGCGCAGAAGGAAATCATGCATAATGAGGCGCTGGCGCGGATCGACATGCTGCTGCACGGGGTGGCGGAAAGCGCCGACCTGGCTGTGCCGCCGACGGCGCCGGTTGCCGGGCAATGCTGGATCGTGGCGGCGGGGGCGAGCGGCGCCTGGGCCGGGTGGGAGGCGCATGTCGCCGGCTGGACCGAGGGTGGCTGGCGTTTCGTTGCGCCATGCGCCGGATTGCGGCTGGCGGTGGCGGATCGTGGGCATGGCATGGTGCATGACGGTACGGCATGGCGTAATAGTGCAGTGCGTAGCGACGGATTTTTTGTCGGTGGCCAGCAAATTGTTGGCGCGCGTCAGCCCGCGATCACCGGGCCAACCGGTGGAACGACCGTCGATAGCGAGAGTCGTGGCGCAATTGCGGCGATATTGGCCGCTTTGCAGGCGCATGGCCTGATCTCCATGTAA